CAGCGATATGTTCGGCAAGGCATTCCAGTGGATCAAGGACATGCTCGGGAAGCTGACGCCTGGGTGGGTGGGGAATGCGCTCGACCAAGCCAAAGAAGAACGTCTGGGGAAACTGCCCGGCGCAGCGGGACCATCGCGTGCATCTCTGATGGGTCGACCTACCACCGCCAAAGACGCGCTATCTCCACCCGACACCTCCGGCTTGGGCAAAGAAAAGGAAAGCCCGGTCGGCAAGCTACTCGCCAACCTGCAGGAAAAGTTGGACGAATCGAAGCAAACGCTAGCCGCCGCGGGTATGGAGGAGGAGGCACAGCGCAAGGTAGCGGCAGCCAACAAAGCCAGCAACGAAATCATGAAGCTCGGCGAAGAGATTGCCAAGCAAACCGGCGCAAAGACAAAGGACTACGCCTCGCTGGTCGACGCCACGACGCAAGCGCTCATCCGGGAAAAGAACGCGCAGATATCGGACATCGACGCAAAGACTAAGCTCCTCGACATCCTTGGCGCCGGATCGCGCGCCTCGGCCTTGAGCATAGCTCAGTCTGGCCTCATGATCGAAGCGATGGACAAAGGGTCCGACGCGATCCTGCGCCAGGCATCGCGGATTCAGGCATGGAACGAACTCAGAGCCAAAGGTGGAAGCATAACGGAAATCCTTGCGCGCTCAGAGCAGATCTACGCAGAGTCAATGGCGAAGGAAAGTCAGTCCATTCAGGGCAACATCATCAACCTGCAGCAGGAGCTTGCGGCTCGCAAGATCGTCAACGATGCCATACTCGGCTCGCTTGAAGCGCAGGACGAGGCCGCACTGAAAGCCAAGTTGTACGTGCTCGATGTGCAGATCGCGGGCGCTGCGGCGGGCGAGTTGCGGGATAAGCTGTTGGCTCAACGCGCGGCAATGGTGGCACTGAACGAGGAAGAGAAGCGTGCGTCTGACCTGCAAAATGCGCGTGCTCTCCAGTCCCCCGCGCAGCAGTATGCGCTGGAACAGGAAAAGTTAACTGATGCGGTGGAAGCGTTGCGCAAGATGCAGAACGGCACAATCAGTTATGGCCAATATCTGCAAATCGCGATGAAGGCGCAGGAAAACTTCAACCACATGATCGATGAAACGGTGAAGTCCCTGCTCTCGCAAAACAACGCGGCGAGCGGCATGAAGGCGTTCTTCCTCGATATGCAGAAGTCGGCCATCACAGCCGCGCAGGTCATCTACGACGCGCTGCACTCGGCGTTTACGAAACTCTCTGAAAACCTCACCCAGTTGGTCACTGGAGGCAAGACCGCCTTTGCACAGATGTTCAAGGACATCGGCCGGCAGATGGTCAATCAGAGCATCCAGAGCGGACTGCAGAAGGGACTCGGCGCGCTCGGCAAGATACTGCCTCCCTCCATCGGCGGTCCTCTTAGCCAAGCGTTCGCAGGCAAGCCAGATGGGTCTAGCGCGTCGAGTGCGCTCTGGGTGCGCATGGCTTCTTCGAATGGATCGGCACTTACGAACTTCGGTCAGGGCGGTATCGGCGGCAAAGGGCTGAGTGGAGCTCTTGGTGTCGGCACCGGCGTCATGGGCACAGGTGTTACCTCCCTCGGCGGTAGCCACGGCATCCCCGGTATCCCCAACATTGCCGGGTCGGGTGTTGGCGCGTTCGGTGCCGATATTCGCGGAGATGTGGGCGGCCTCGCGGTCCACGACCCCACCGACCTTCTGGGCGGCTGGTCGGCGGGAGATGGCGAGGGTGGCGGCGGTGCTCTTGGTGGTGGTCTAGGTGATGCCATCACAGGCATCGGGCCGGATCAAAACGATAGCGAGGGTGGTGGCGGGGGCGTCGGTGGTGCAGTTGCCGGTATCGGCGGCGGCTTACTCTCGATGTTTGGCAGCATCTTCGGTGGCGGCAAACAGAGCAAGCCAGATGGATCGAAGGGAAACCCGCTCTTTGTGCAGACGGCTGGCGGTGTTGGCGGTAGCGGCGGCGTCGGCGTCCTTGGCAGCCTCCTTAGTAATGGCGATAGCGGCGGGGATAGCGGCGGCAATAGTGGGGGCGACAGCGGCGGCAGCGGGGGCGCTGGACTCTCTGCAATAACAGGAATGATCGGCAGTCTCATCAACCTCTTCAGTGGCAGTAACAAGAACAGTACTGCCAGTAAAACCTTTACGTTTCTCGGAAGCCTGGTCAGCAGTTTTAGCGGTCTCATCCCCCATGCCACAGGCGGCCCCATTACCGGCCCGGGCACCGGAACGAGCGACAGCATTCCGGCACGGCTATCGAACGGGGAGTTTGTTGTGCGGGCCGCTCCCGCGGCTAAGTATAAGGGGCTTTTGCAGCACATCAATAAGGGCGGCAAGGTCAACAAAACTTCCGGCTTTGCTGCGGGCGGCTGGGTAGGCTATGCCGATGGCGGCACTGTAACGGCACCGAGCAGCGCTTACACGATGGGCGGGACCACATCGACCATGGCCGCAGCCTCAGGCCAGATTGCCGGTAACACGGCTATACGGCGCGGTCAGGGTTCGACCGGACCGAACATCTACTACACCATCGATGCGCGTGGCACAGACCCGGTACAGACCGAACAGCGAACCCGCGCTGCATTGATCGCCGTGCACAGCTCCGCGATCAGCAACTCAGTGCAAGTCAATGCGGAGCGCATCAAGCGCACGCCGCAACGGTAGCCGATGCCCACATTCAACGGTTGGAACATAATCAGCTTGCCTGCGACTCCCTCGGCACCGGCAACGATTGACTTCACGGCAACGGACATCGTTGCGCTGAGCATATCGCCGTTTACGGGCCAACAGCAGGTGCAGGACTGGCAGCAAGGGTGGCTGGAGTGGTCTGTCTCCATGCCGCCGCTTACCCACGTGCAGGCGCAGGCGTGGATTGCCTTCATGATGGGGCTGCGAGGCCAGGCGAACGTCTTCCAGCTTGGCGATGCTCTGGCGATCGCACCACAGGGCAGCGGATCCGGTACGCCGCTGGTCAACGGTGCGTCGCAGACCGGATTCTCGCTCAATACGAAGGGATGGACGGCGGGCGCAAGCGGCGTGCTCCTACCCGGCGACTGGCTGCAGATCGGTTACCGCCTCTATCGCGTCATCCTCTCGCAAGTGAATGCAGATGGCAGCGGCAACGCCACAATCAACATCTGGCCAAGCCTGCGCGAGTCGCCAGCCGATGGCGATGCCATCACGCTCAACAACACCAAGGGACTGTGGCGGCTCAAGACGAACGCACGCAAGTGGTCGGAGACGCAGACGCGCTTGTACGGCCTTCAGTTCGACATTCGGGAGGCTCTCTAGATGCCGCGTGGTTTGACGCCTGGGCAGCTTGCCGCAGTTCAATCGACCAATCTGCGGCCCGCATTCTTCGTCGAGGCTCACTTCGTAAACGGCCCGATCTACGTATGGACCGGGCGCGGATCGATTACATGGGGCGGTCATACGTGGCTTGGCGTGGGTTCGCTTGGCTCCATCTCGACTATCGAAGAGGGCTCGGGCATTGACGCCAAGGGAATCACGCTCACCATGAGTGGCATCGACGCCACCCTGTTGGCCGATGTGTTGACAGAATTTCAGGTCGGGCTTCCTGTTCTGGTACGGCTTGGCCTGTTCGATGCAACTCTTACGCTGATCGATGACCCCGTCATCTCGTGGGCAGGACGCATGGATCAGCCCACCATCGACGTCGACGGGCAGACATGCACCATCTCGATCAACTGCGAGAACAGGTTGCTGGATATGAATGTGGCAGTGGACCGGCGCTACACCAATGAAGACCAACAGTTGGATTATCCCGGCGACCGCGGCATGGAGTTTGTTTCAAGCATTCAGGACGTGACGATCTACTGGGGGCGCACGCCTTCCAATGTCAACAACCAATGACACGCTTACCCGACTGGCAGGCTCGCCTCAACCGTTTCCTCATTGAACACGCGAACAAACCATTCTCCTATGGCTCATGGGACTGCTGCCTTTGGGTCTGCAGCGCCATCCATGAGATGACCGGCATCGACCCGGCGCAGGACTTTCGCGACAAATATCAGTCGCGCGGCGAAGCCTACAGAGCGATCAAGGCGGCGACAGGCGCTGCATCGGTGCAGGCCATCGTCGAAAACATCACCACCAAGTTGCAGATGCCCGAGATTCCAGTGCGGCGCGCTCAGACCGGAGACGTCGTGCTGATCGAGCGTGCGCGTGACTATTCCATTGGCCTCACAGCACTGAACTGGAGCGAGATTATCGTGTCGCAAGCTCGCGGCCTCCGTTGCATTTCTCTAACTCACGCAATACGAGCATGGCGGGTTTGATAAATGTCTAAATTCGTCCCCCTCATCCTTGGCGTGACAGAACTTGTCGTGGGCATAGCCCTTGAGTTTGTCGCCCCCGGCAATCCGCTCAGCACCTACCTCATCATTTCCGGCGTCGGCATGACGCTCTCCGGCATCGGAACCCTGCTCTCGCAGGGGCCGCTGACCGGCACGGCGACGCTCTCGCGTAATCCAGTTGCACCGTGGAACGTCGTCTATGGCCGTCAAAAGGTCGGCGGCATCCTTGTCCACATCGCCGAGCATGACGAGGCGAACAAATATCTTGATTTGGTCGTTGTGCTTGCCTGCCATGCCTGCAAGAGCGTCGATGCGCTGCTGTTCGATGGCCAGCGGGTGCGCCTGGATAACAACGGGTGCAGCTTTGAGCCGACCCAGCAGACCGTCAGTTTTGTCAGTGTGACGCGGGTGAATGACGTCGTTACTGCGGTGGTGCTATCCGCAATCACGGACCTCCAGACGGGCGACTCGCTTATCATCCAGAACGTCTCAGATCACACCTTCAACGGAAAGTACGCGGTGACAGTAATAAGTCCCACCTCCTTCAGCTATATCTGCGGAGGCGCGGCGACGTCGGTCAGTAGCTCTGGCCAGGCCGTGACAACATGGCCGAACTACAAAGCGAAGATTCACATGGAGGTTCTGCTCGGGGACCATATTGCCACATTCCCCGGCATGATCAACGGCACGCCCTACGATGGCGATCCCGGCAATCTCGTTACCTACCCGAACAATCCTTGGACCTCGGACCACAAACTGCTCGGCAAAACTTGCGCGTTTTTGCGGCTGCATTACAACGATCAAATCTTTGCGAATGGCTTGCCGACCATCGCCTTTCGCCTCAGCGGCAAGAAAGACATCTACGATCCCCGAGCTTCGGCAATCTCAAACATCCTCCAGCGTCCGACCACGCTGCTCAACGGCTGGGGAAACAATGCGCACGTCGGAGCATACGAGGAGGGGGTAGATCAGGGCTACAATTTCGGACTGAATAACGACGTCACCGCGCCCTATCAGAATCCCGGCAGCGCAATCGATGCGAGCCTGACGACCTATGCCTCGGCAGTCTTTCGCGCGACGCATATATACGCTGGATGCGTCTGGCAGTTCGCAGCGTTACCCGCATCTCCGGTACCAGGCACGCTCTATCTCAATATTCTCTCGGCGGTCGACCCGTTCCGCTTTACCGGGCGATCTGCAGGCATCTGGTATTCGCTCAACAATGGAACAACGTGGATTCAGGTCTACAACTCTCCAGACCATCCGAAAGGATGGGATAGCATCTCGTTCCCACCGACTACCGACACCAGCCAGCTGCAGGTAATGGCGTTCACTGATGCGCATGACGACATGGGGCATTATGTCTACGACATCCAGCTTTCGACCGGCCCGGGCACTTCGAACGCCGACGGAACTGGATATACCGAGAACTCGGCACTATGCATCGCAGACTACTTGGCGCATCCCGTATTCGGATTCAAGGCCGCTTACGGCACAGAGATTCCACTCGACAAGCTGATAACCGCGGCGAATATCTGTGATGAATTGGTGCCAACGGCAGCTGGCGGAACGGTGCCTCGTTATGACTGCAACGGCGGCTTCCCGCTGACGGTAAAACGTGGCGAGGTGCTGCAAAACCTTCTTACTTCATGCGGAGGGCGGCTCACCTATACGCAAGGGCAGTTTGTGATTTGGCCTGCAGCGTGGCAGGGAAGCAGTTTTGTTCCGCCGTCTTTTCCGTTTCCGGCACCCGCTGGGCAGTCTGTGGCATGGTCGTTTGCGACCGCTGCTATCGGCGGAAATCTCGCTGGTACTGGGCCTGCGTTCTATATCAGCGGTGCCTCTTTCGCAACGAGCACTTCAGGCGGCCTTGGACTGGTAAACGGCGGTCCTATTACGAACGACACGATATCGGCAGGATGGTCAGGCTACACGATGCCTCCTGAGATTCCAGTAGGAGCAACCATTACGGGAGCCTATCCTGTCTTCGTTGTTTCCCCATCGTCAGTGATCGGCGGATTCTCACGGGTCAGCGGACCTGGATTCAGTATCAATGCCTTCATTGGAACTATCGTAGGTCCAAATCTGGGGACACTGGGTGGGGTGGGTCTAAGCGCTGCCATCACTAATTCGACACCAAGCATTGATCCCATAAACGCTCCTGTTTCGTTGTCACTTGGTATCGATTTCGTTGGGATCGCTGTGTACTGGAATTCGGGCAGCAGTGGCCGCACGAGAATAACGCCATTCGGAACCACGTCAGAAACCCTCGCGATAGCCTCCGGCCCCTTCCGCTGGCGCCAGAAGGTCTCCATCCGCGACCTCTACAACGGCGTCAAGGGCACCTATGTCAGCCCCGCGAACAACTGGCAGTCGAGCGACATTCCTCCATATGCGCAGGACGTAGACCACGGCTACACGGGCCCCGCCTCTCCGATGATTCCGTTTGGCGACGTAAATCTATATGCCGACGGCGGCGAGCGGCGCTGGCTCGATATCCAGTTGCCGTTTACTATCTCCAGCCCAACGGCGCAAAGGCTTTGCAAGATCGAACTGATGCGGCGGAGGCAGCAGGGAACTGGAACATTCAGCTACAACATGGCGATGTATAAGGCGACCGCGCTCGATGTCATGCAGATGACCTTGCCGCTGCTGGGCTGGGTGAACAAGTATCTGGAGATTGCGGCACACCGCTTCACCATCAACAAACAGCAGATCGACGGCAACGAGGTGACGTTGCTCGGAACCGAGATCGACGTACAGGAGACAGACCCGTCAGTCTACTACTGGAATGCAAGCGAGGAGCTCACAGCTCAAGGCTTCCAGCAGCCGACGATTCCCGGATCCATCGATGGCGGAGGCTCGACGTTGGTCAACAATACGAACTACGCCAACACGCCAGCGATATCACTATCGCAGCCCGACGCCACCCATATCGCGCTCGCCGCCGTCAGCGTGGTCTTCGGAAGTGGGACGGCGCTCTATAACGCACGGTCAATCCCAATCACTGACCCGGGCGGCACTCCGACTTGGTATTACGTGACCATCCAAGATCCGGACTTTCTGGGCGATCAAAGCCCGCAACTCGCAGTCTTTGCGGAGATAACCACAGCCAAGGTAGGCATCGCGGGTTACACCTACATGGGCGCGATTCAAGTTACACACGCGGCGGGAGCGTCGGCTACACCGTTACCGGGCGGCTGGCCTGCCCCGCAAGGCTTTCTGGTGGGTTCATAGACTATGCCGACACCGACAGTCTCCATCTTTCTCAATAGCACGACTCCGGCGGCGCCAACCGGGGATCAGAACGTCAAGCCGCAGAGCGACGGCGCGGCTCCTCTTGATAGTGTCAGCTTCTACCCTCAGAAGGCCACGGCCTCGCTGCGGGGAACGGTGAAGCCGGATGGTCAGACGACCGCGGTAGACGGCGCTGGGACGCTCTCGGCGAACGTCGGCACCGCAGCAGTCAAGACGGCGAACTACACAGCCGTGGCGACAGACAATGGAATGCTACTCAGTTTCGCAGACAGCAGTCCGGTCACAGCGCACACGCTAACGCTGCCATCAACGCCACCCTTCGCCAAATGGAAGATTGCGGTGCAGAACCTCGGCGCGGGCGTCCTGACGGTCTCGCCGAACGGCCTTCTGATCGACACCGTCGCCGCCAACCTGACGCTGAATCAGGGCCAGGGCGTGGAGATCTTCACGGATGGGACGAACTACTTCACGGAGCGGGGCGCGGGCGCAACTGGCGCTGCCGGGGGAGATCTCGGTGGAACCTATCCCAACCCCGCAGTCGTAGCGACACACCTGACCGCGCCCTTGCCTGTTGCGCAGGGCGGCAGCGGATCGGCCAGCCCTAGTCTTCTAGCTGGGTCGAATGTGAACGTCACGGGAGCTTGGCCGAATCAGACAGTTTCAGCATTCGGTGGTAGCAGTGGGGTGAGCGGCCCGGCTCAGGTTCAGCTTGTAAGTCAATCTCCAGCTACAAGCACGATTACCTTTGCTTCTCCAAATACGCTGGGAAATACCATTGTTGTTTTCTTCGCGGGATACGTAGCTGCTGGCCTTCCGACCGTCACCGATTCAAGAGGAAATACCTATGTAGCGTATGCGCAACAAAATCCTTCCAGTACGATCTTCGGCGGATTTGCCATCGCAACCAACTGCGCTGCCGGATCAAACACGGTTTCTATCAGCACCATCGGCGGTGACGGCCTTTATCTTGCGATTGAATATTCGGGCGTTACCGGCATAGAAACGTCTCAGCCCATCGCGGCTAACGGTGCTAACGCCTCTCCATTATCAGTGGGTCCAATCACGACAACCGCGCCAAATACCCTGATCCTTTTATACGGCATAACCCAAAACGGAGGCGGGTCGATGACCAACTCTGGGGGTTGGTCGGCAATTTACAACGGCGGTGATACTCACAACGTCACCGCTGGATTGTTCTCCTTCGTGGCGGGCACGGCAGGTACTTACTCCAACTCCGTGCAGTATAGTGGGGGTGGTTCCAATACCAATAAGCAGGCAGGAATGCTTGGACTCAAAGGGGCTCCGTCGGGAGTCGGTACGGTCACCAGCGTTGGGCTTTCAATGCCGTCCGATTTTACGGTGAGCGGTTCGCCGGTTACAAGTTCTGGCGTGATTGCGGTCACAGGCGGCGTCACCAAATCAGGCATCCAGCAGGAGGCATACACCTACGCTGCGGACACAGGCACAGCCAACGCCTATGCGGTGGCGTATTCACCTGCTCCGACTCTGGTTGCGGGATCGGCGGGGAGCTTCAAGGCGCTGAATGCCTGCACGGGCGCAAGCACGCTGGCCGTCAACGGCGGGACTCCCATTGCGATCAAGAAGAATGGCAACTCCACGGCTCTCGCATCGGGTGACATCGCCGCGAACCAGATCATCGACTGGACCTACGATGGAACCGTAATCCAGATCCTTGTTCCGGGGAGTGGCGGCGGAGTAAGCAGTCTCAACTCTCTTACCGGAGCATTGAGCATCGCAGCGGGAACCGGGATCACTGTAACTCCAAGTGGATCGACGGTCACCATCGCTAATAGCGCAACACTCTCCAACCCGATGACCGCGCAGGGTGACATCATTTATGGTGGCACATCTGGCACGCCTACAAGGTTGGCGGCTGGGACTAGCGGCAACGTTCTCCAGACAAATGGAGCAGGAGCCGCGCCAACTTGGGTTGCGCCAAGTGGAGGGGGTGGAGGCTCTTTCCCCCTGTCCATAGTGCAAGAGGCAACCTACCAGAGCGGCGGGAGCAATGTTACTTCCTTCACTGTGACTTTTCCGAGCGCTTTGGCAGCAAGTGGCAACACGGCATTTATGCTGATCGCTTGCGATGCAAATTCCACGACGACCATTCCTGCTGGGTGGACCTCCGATTTCAATCAACCACAGGCAACTTTCGCTAGACTTGTACTCTGCCATAAAACTTCTGCCAGCGACACCAGCGCGACGATTACCGCGTCCAGCGCGGGAAATTTTGCCGTCTACTTTTTTGAAGTAGCCGGATCTCATGCGCTCGACCAATCATCCCTTGGGGGTATTGCAAATGCACAGTATATTCCGCTACCGGCGATCACCCCAACGGCAAATTCGGTAGTCTTTGGGATGGCTTGTGTTGTTCTTAGCACTACACAGCCTTCGCCATTTCAGCTTGCTACTGAGACCATTGCGCCGACATGGAAAACTCTCAACGTTGCCCCGCCGGCGAGTGTCGCAGGCAGGGCATTAGTAGGCCATGTGTCTACGGTTGCTGCAACCGCCGTAAGTACAAAACCTCCGGTCATCAGCCTACCCAACACCAACTTGTTCGCCAGCGGAGGGGTTGCGTATGCTACGTTTTCTATCCTCTAAAACCGGGATAGCAGGTGCTTGACGAGTAATTGCTATTTGCCTAAGGAAGAAAATCAAAATAACCCATACCGCTAGAAACGCCTCCAGTCCTGCTACTGTGTGCGCCCCACCAATGTCGTATAAGCGAAAAACCGCCACGCTAGATGGTGGAAGCATCAGTAAAACAGCCGCCGCAGTTTCCAGTTTTCCCCACCGGCTGCTCACGAAAACAGGCGTGAGCATGAGTGCGTAATCGTACCAAGCTAGTGGAGCGCAAAGGATCATAGCGCAAAGGGCGATGCCGCTGATCGTTGTTATGTTCGGCCTAGTTTTCCAGACCACATATCCGAGCCACGCTGCGATTATTGCCGCGACTCCTAGACCAACGTCTCTAAGTCCGAGGCGAGCAAAGTATGCCGGGATTGCGATGTTGGTAGGGATAATCCAGTGCCGGTCGTTTCTAATAACATCGATCCATTGCCTGTAGACTATCGGCCCGTAAATTGCCAGAGGAATCGCGCTCGCCGCTACAGTCACACACGCAGAACGAAGCGCGAGCTTACGGCGTCCCGCCAAGAAAAGGAACAGTGGCCAGAAGGCTGTTGTGGGTTTGATTGCCACGAGGAACCCCAATGCGATCGAGGAAGCAAGCTCACGCTTCGTCTCGGCGCATATCCACGCAAGCGCCGAAAGAAACAGGAGAAGAAAGTAGATTTGACCGCAGACGATGGTGTCATATACCGGCGCTGCAAGTGCCAGCCATAACACCTGGCGCATTTGCATTGAAGGTCGGTGACGGAGTAGTAGCCCAATTGAGCCGATCAGGAGAAGAACCGAACCTATCGTCCATGCGATCCCGAATTGGGTCACGGTCAAATGGGACATTGCTTGAAGCAGTGGAAGCAGGCAGGGTGGATTGAGATTGATGTCTTCGATGGTTTGGAGTTGCCCGTTGAAAAAAATCTGTGACCGGCCGGTAAGGGGATAGGCAGCATAAGGATTCATCCCGTGCGCTGCTGCCCATCCTGACGACCAGTAAGCACCAAAGGCCAAGCTTCCGCTAAGGAGTACCAGCAGGACGCCTACTGCGAACATGCACGTAATGAGGAGAATTGCTCTATGGGTCCAAGTCTGGCGGCTTGATCCATGCTGTTTGCGAGTCGAGTTTTGAGTGTCGAGTAAGGTGCTCATGTCGGCAGAAAATTGCTTCAGTAAATCTCAGCGTTTATAGAAAAAGTGCAAAAGGACGAACAAAACGAAAAGCACCAGCGCTAACAGAAGATATCTCTCCATCTTCATGAGCGAAGGTTCCCCGCTTTCCCGGGAGGGCTACCACCCTACCATCGTCCCCACCACCAAACCAAGCTTTTTCAGGAGTCTCTTATGCGAAAATTCGTGTTCGCTTTGGCCCTTGCCGTGCCTTCGGTAGTCTTCGCAGCCTCCTACACCCAGATTCAATCCACCGCTGAGATATCAACATCTCCCGCCTCCCGCTTCGTTTCCGTGCATATCCACCTCCGCAATATTGGCGATAGTGCAACGGCCTGCACCGTCAAAGCTGGCGGCCAAAGCCGTAAAACCGGCCTCTCCATAGGCGGGGAAGCGGACGTCGTCTTCGATTCCATCTCGAACTACAAGGGCTATTCCGTCTCCTGCTCTGCCAACTAACAAATTAGGAGTCCGCCATGAAGAAGCTACTCTACGCAGCTTTCGCCTTTCTGTGCCTGCCGGTACTCGCCCAAACGCATCGCTACCAGGTCAGCGCCATCACTGCGATGCAAAGCGGCATCGTCGCACCCACGCCCACCGACTGGTATGTGAGCAGCATCGGCGGCCCGCGATCCATCTGCGACGGAAAAGCCAACGCAGCGCCTGTAGGCACCTTGCCAGGTCAGCACTGCGCCTTCAATGACATCCGCTCCCTGTGGACGGACGGTTCGTATACGACCAACGCATCCGCAGGATTTCCGGCATGGGGCTGGGTGGGGACGGGCGGCGACAGATACCACATTCAGGCGGGGCAGTGGCGCGTCGGGCAGAGCGGGCCTAACTCAGGAGACTATCTTGGACTCGCGGGTGATCCCTTTGGTGCAGGAGCGCCTCCGCCGCCGAGCGGAACCGCCGCCATACATACCCAGATTCTGGGCGAGAACTTTGCCGCATGCAATCAGGGCAATATGACGCAGGTCTTCGGCGGCTTTGGCGTGTTCGACGTTTTCAATCTCGGCAGCACTGGCTATGTCGATATGAAATGCATCGAACTGACCCGCCACTCGCAATGCACGAGGTTCGGATCACCTGCTATCCCCGCTGGCTGCAATTCCGGGTTTCCACTCGACGACTACGCCACCAATGGCATTATTACCGACCCGGGGACGCACGACATCCTGTTGCAGGACATGTGGATTCATGGCTTCACTTCGCGCGGTATCATCGGCCCAATCGGAGGCACGGTCACCGCGACGCGAGTGGACATCGCCTACAACGGCGCAGCTGGCTGGGACTTCGATGATGGCAGTGCGACTCCGAGTGTAAACGCCTTGCTGAATGCGGATGGCCTGACCGTCGAGTGGAACGGATGCAACCAGGCATACCCTGGCCCCGGCGCGGTCTCCTGCTACAGCCAGAGCACGGGAGGTTATGGCGACGGCATCGGCACACCGGCTGGAACCTGCATTTCAGCCAACGTGACAAACTCGATCTTCCGCTACAACACGCAAGACGGATACGACATGCTCCACAACAATGTGGGCAACTGCAAACAGGTTGTCACTAACTCCGCGGCTTACGGCAACAATGGGCAGGGATTCAAATGGGGTCCAGCGAACTCCGGGTCGATCCTCAGCAACAGCCTTATCGTCGCGAATTGCTCACGTCTCTCGGCTGCCTTCCCCGGCCAACCCAGCACCTACAACGCTAACCTCGCCGACTCCTGCCGCGCTGATGATGCGATCGCTCTGGACTTTTACAACGGCACTACGATGACGTTTTCAAACAACACCATCATTACCACCGCGCCGACAACCTTCGACATTCAGTGCGTAGATTCTAAGGGCTGCGCGAATAGCTCATTCACCTTTAGCAACAACATCGTTCGCGCCTACTCCGACCCTATAGAAGGGGGCTATGGCGGAGACGGAGCGCCGGGGGGCTGGTGTTTGCAGGGGTGCAATGGCACTACGCTTCCACTCGGTACCATCACGCGGACGAATAACACCTACTTTGGTCTCGCAAATTTCACTCCTGTCGCGACAGAGAAGGTTGCCGATCCTCTCTTCGTCAGTGAACCAACCGGAACGGGCGCGACCTTCACCGAAGTGGAACTTGACAACTTCAACTTCGCGCTCACTTCCGGGAGTCCTGCGATCGGTCAGGGAGCAACGAGTACCGGCGTGGTGGTAACGCCGCCGCCTCCCCCTCCCCCACCTCCCCCAGTCGTTCCAACCACGCCCACAATCACATGGAATAACCCCGCCTCAATCGTCTCCGGCACCGCACTTTCCGGTACGCAACTCAACGCGAAGGCATCCGTCCTCGGTTCGTTTACCTATACCCCGGCGGCGGGGACAATTCCTGCGGTTGGACCGGATACCCTCTCGGTCACCTTTGTGCCGACCGATACCACGCACTACACCAACGCCACGGCAACTGTGCAGATAATGGTGTTGCCACCCCCGCCTCCGCCTCCTCCACCGACTCCGGCACCGAAGGCTTTCAGCTTCAACGTCACCACCACCAGCACGAAGACGATCACCTGCACGCCTACGTTGTCCGGCACAACGTGGACTTGGTCTTGTAAGTAGGCAACAGAAAAGGCCCCTGCACCGGGGCCTTCTGCAACTCAGCTTTATTTGCACCTTCCTGCCTGCGGTGCACCGGCTTCCGATGGGAAGCCCCACGGCGATGGGTACTGAATCGGCAGAGCCCAGTTTACCACCAACCTAAGAGGACATCATGGACAGAGCTCTAATCGACAAACTTATCGGAGACCACGAGGGAAAGCGGTATAAGGTCTACCCCGACTCGCGCGGAATCCTCACCATCGGCAAAGGATTCAATCTAGAAGATGCAGGCGCAAAGGACATCTGCGATCACTACGGGTTGGACCTGGATGAATTGAAGACTGGCGCTGTGGCGCTTACCGATCAGCAAATAGACGAAATCTTCGACTTCCAAGTTACCGAGGCCATTTCTGCATCCATGAGCATCTTCCCGAACTTCAATCAAATGCCCGATACGGTTCAGGCCGTGGTCGTGGACATGATGTTTGAAATGGGGCTGACGCGATTCTCCAAGTTCGTAAGCACCATCGCCGTGCTGAAGGCGGGCAACTGGAAGCAAGCCGCCATCGATGCCGGAAACTCGCTGTGGGCGAAGCAAGTCCCAAAGCGGGCGGCTGAGGATATCGCCCTGCTGAATGCTGCCTAAGAAATAAAACCATGCGCTGCCCGCACTGAAATCCCAAATAAAAAAAGAGGGTTGTCCATGTCAAGAAAAGCGCTGAGTGACGATATTGAAGACGGCGCGATGGAGCCGCGAGTGAGGAAACTGGAAGTCAAGTATGCAACGATGGCCCAGCAGGTCGACAGCCTGTTTGATAACGGCTCACCAGGGATTCTTTCGCAGATTCGCAACGCTCTGAGCGATAAGATCGACTCTTATTTTCAGACGGTCTCGAAGTTTATCGAGGGCGAACCCGCGCGGAAAGCGCACATCGAAAACAATGCGCATCAGGCGGTGGCAGATGCGAAAGCTCTGGCATTGCAGGCGGTGGCAGACGCCAAGCTCATGGCCAAGGAAGCTCTCGAGGAGACCGAGCGAGAACAGAACCGGATGCACCAGGAGAACCGCAAGACATCGGAGAAGGCAGAATTAGAAGTCGGCCGGTTGAGGGAAGACTTTTCCCGGCATGAGAAGTTCGTCCAGCGCGGAATCGGCATTCTAATTTTCAGTCAAATCACGATTATCGTTGGCACCTTCTTTATCGCGGCCCTTACCTTCGTTGGTGGCGCGGCGTGGTGGATCTTCACGCACGTACCAATCACGAAATAACCCACCCCACTCCGGAGGCCGTAAATGCAGGTCAATAAACCGCAAGCCGATATCCAACTCATCGCCCTCGGCATCGTCTGCCTGAGCGTCTTCGTTGCCTGCTTTGCCTTCTATGTTGGGCGCGGCGATCCGGAGACGAAGCAGCCGATCGTTCTCGCAATGGTCTCGCTCATCTCGGGATTACTTGGCCTTGGTGGCGGCATCCTGACGAGCGGCTATAAGCCTAACCCGAATCTTCCCACGGCTGATCTACCGCCCGGCTCCTCGATCACCAACGCAAATACGCAGAGAATTCAGACCCCTCCCGATCCATCAACAGACCCTACAACTCCCCCGGCGAAGTAGTCGAGGGGATAACCCAAGGAGCAAAAAATGAAGCGAGCAATTCTAGCCATAGTAGCCAGTCTGTGCATCCTGCCAGTGATGGTGGGATGCGCGAAACAGGTCAACGCACCACTTCCAGCAATGGCAGTCGACCAAGTGGACGCGGACGTGAACTCGATCCTCCAACCAGCACACGCATTCGCAGCGGCCCTGACGAAGGCGGTGCAGTCGACGGACCCCCAGGTTCATATCGAACTGACAGCGGCGCAGAAATCCGTTCTGGTGGCGCTGAACAAGGCGCTCAACATCGCGGACCCGCTGGAGCAGGCTTACCACGCACAACCGACCTCGACCGCAGCGACGCAACTGCAGACAGCAGCCGCTCAGGTCTCCTCCGCATTCACAGCCGCTCAGGCGGCCATCCCAGTTACAGGAAAGTAGGCAATCCCTTGGAAATCGCAGCCATCATTCAACTCCTCCTGCCAATCCTCACTACCGGCCTTGGCGTCGCGGGCGTAATTCCGCCCAACCTCACCGGACTGGTCGGAAGTTCGGCCTCGACACTATCCACCCTCATAACCCAGTTGGTCGCTGGCAAGAAGACTGTAACCGCAGAGTCGCTGGCGGCGCTGCAGGCGGTGCTGCCCGAGGTTGCCGCACTCAAGACTGCTGGCGTCCTCTTCACCCTCAATGAGGCGAATGAGATCAACGCGCTCGACTCTGGAATCTCGGATGCCATCACGGCCTATCAGGCATCACTGGTGACGACCGATCCGAGCAACCTCACCCCGCTTCCGACCAGCCTGTAGTTACGTCTGGAGTTCCCATGGCCCAACATATCCAAAGCGTCGAAACCTCCGGCATAAGACAGGTCACCAAAGAGCAGTTCTACCGGGAACTGCAATGGGGTGACATGGTCTTCTGCTCGGGGCAAGCTGCGATTTCAAAGGCCATTGAGGGCCTGACTGGATCCCCGTGGTCTCACGTATTGATGGCGTGGCTACCCTTCCCCGAGGGGCCGTGGCTAACGCTGGAAGCAACCATCGATAAAGGAGTCCACGTCGGGCTGCTGTCGGACTACACCAATGGTGGTGACGGGCCGATTGTGCTGGCAAGGAGAACCTTGACAGAGGAGCAGAAGGCCGAGCAGATGGTTGTGGGATTGGGCCTGGTGGACGACAAGTACGACTGGAAGCAGGAGGTCACCACAGCGGCCCACAAGCTGCTGCGGTGCCTTCCCGTCGTCCAACCCAATGGGGAACTGTACTGTTCTGGTTTGGAGTATGTGCAGGCCGCTACAGTCGCGCCCTATGCCTACAAGATGGACGCGGAACACCCAAACCTGCCGGCGCCTGAGGACATTTACGTCGACCCAAGCGTAGAGGCAATCTGTGCATTGATAACTTGAATTCGGAGAGGAAAGGAGGTCGCGGAGAATCGCCAGAGCCAACGGAGCCCATCGCTATCAGGCGGTGGGCTTTTGTTGTTTAATGAGATGCTCTTGCACGTAAATAGTCACCATCTCTTTGCCGTCAGTAGCCCGCTGCACGCAATTAGGGCACAGGCAATAGTGGTTGTTATCCACTGACAACGGCGCGCCACAATTAGAACATTCGCTGGGTCTATTCGACCTCATACTCTTCCGCCTCCCGCCACTCATGGTTGGTTGGATTTACGAACTCGGCAACCCAAGCATCCGCCTTTTCCTTGCTGTCAAAGACGCGCGTTTCGCCGATCTCGCCTTCGAACGAAATGTAATGGTTGCAGACCCAAACCTTCATCGTCTACTCCTATGCGTCCAGAGCGGCGAGGATGCGGTCGGTAACGACCCGAAGATCATGAGGGCCAGCCACGTTGCACATGAGCGTCCTGAATACCCTATCCCGCCGTGGATCTACCGCCTTTGGCCGGATTGCTTCGTTGTGCTCCTCAACGAACCTCCACAGGATATTTTTCAGCACCTCTTGGTCGAGATGCAATTTCCATTTCCTCCGGAATGCGTCGACCTCGTCGGTGCGAGGCATCTCCCACGGCATCTGCAAGTGTTGTGCGGCGGCGAGGGCGTGGCCAAGATAAATCTGTTTCTCGTGGCTACCGATATCCTGCCATTGCGTCGATTGTTGGTTAGCCGCAAACATCGCCTTCGATGCCGCTACGAGTTGTTCGTCAGTAAGATTCATTGGATCCCTCTTTTCTCGCTCCGCTACAGTACCACTAACCCAGCAGGTTTTAGTCACGGAACGTCGGCACGGTAAAGTCATCGATTCCACGGTAGGCCTCAAAATATGCCTGCCGCTGGTCGACGGCTCCATCTTCCCACCGCATGATGGAGCCTTTGAAGGTGCAGTCGAAGGTGTCCGTCTTGCCCTCCCGGTTCTTGGCCAGGATCATCTGGCCCTTATCTCTCAGGTTTTCATCGCCCTTGTCGTAGTATTCCGGCCGGTGCAGGAAGATCACCACATCTGCATCCTCTTCGAGGCTCCCCGATTCTTTGAGGTCTGAGAGCTGGGGCAGGTTCCCACCTTTGCCGTCCGGCCGCTTGAGTTGGTTGAAAACGACAACAGGGACGCCGAGTTCCTGCGCCATCTCCTTGAGAGCAGTGGTCTGCTTTCCTACCCGCTCCGGCTTAGGCATCCCCTTCTGGTAGATATCCGCATCTGAGACCTTGCTGAGTTGGTCGATGAAGACGATATCCAGCCCCACCGTGCGCTTCAATCTGGCACATTTGGACTTGATGCGGGAGACCGTGAGGCCGTGCTGGTCCTCCAGATAGAGCGGGGCATTCATCAGAATCTCACGCTGCTCCATCAGCATTCTTCCGGCGTGAGGCGTGAGGGACCCCGTAAGCACGTCGTCGTATTGGACTCTGGATTCGATGGAGAGCATGCGCCGGATCATCGTGTTTTTGTCCTGCTCGAGGGTGAAGACGGCGGTAATCTTGTCTTCAATCACCGCA